CAATTGTCAGGATTACCCTTCCACTCTTCTTTAGGTCGCCAGCCATCTTCAAAGGCCTGCCGCTCTACTTCGGATAGCTGGTTCTCCTCTTCTTTAATTTCCTCTTCTTTAATTTCTTCTTCTTTAATTTCTTCTTCTTTAGGTTCGGTTTGGCCAAGGCCTAATGCTTCGTTAATATCTACTTGTTCAGCTTCCATTTTATTGCTCCACTTTGCCTAGAATGCAGTTACTGGGGATTAATCGGTAGTTTTCATGGTTGGGTAAATCATGTGATACACCGTCATATCGGTTAAATAGAACTAAATCTCCTACTTCATAGCCCCATTCTTTAGCCTTCCCTGATGACGTGTCGCTGGTCATATCTTCCCAGTCAGCGTGAACAAAGGGGCCTATCTTAATAACCCTGCCCATATTACGCCCATTCTGTTCTCGCTCCATTTCGGTCTGAGTATGTTGGATAACACCGCCTTCAGACATCTCTTGAACCTCATCAAGCTTTACAAGTATCTGCATACCACACGGGGTCACATTCATTATTCATCTCCTACTAGCATTTTATTTTTAAGGGAAACTTTGGAAAATTCTTTTAAAGAATCTATCTGACCTTCAAGGAAAGCGCTTTGGAGGGCGCATTGGTCAATAGTAGTAGGGATGACGCGCCCACCAACAGAAGTAACCTCTTGGTATCTGGGAGCTTCGTATAAATCTTTTAATTGTTCTTTTACTACATCAAATAATAAAGCGGTTACTGGATGGCTAAACCACTCTTCAACTTGGTCTCGGTTCATTTAGTTTCTCTCTATCTAGCGCTGCTAGGTCTCTTTCTCTTTCGTTTTGCTCTAATTTCAGCTCAGCGTCTACTATAGCGCCTGCATTCTTGGTGGCTTCTGTCTCACCTTGTTCAGTTTTCAGGAATGCGCTCGCATTCGTTTCTATAACTTTGGCCTCAGTTAATCTTATATCGGATAGCGCCTTTTCTCTATTAGTGTCTTCTCTAATCAAAGCCGCTTGAGCCTTAGCCTTCTCTGCCTCGCCCACATCAGCCTGCGCTTTGATAGGTAAGAATTCTAATTCCTCTTGCCTCGCTTTAAGCCTTGCTTGTTCTTGAGCTTGTGCTTCTGCTTGCTCTGGTGTGAGTTCTGGGTAAATCTCATCTAAAGATTCAGAACCTATAGACTTAAGATAATCTTTAACAATCGCTTGAGAATTACCACCCGTTGCATCAACTTGAGGCATAACGTCAAGCTCTGCCCTAGACTGCTGAATTCTTTGTATCTTACTGCTGTTCTCTGGATTAGCGCTTGGTGCTATGCCCATATCTTGAGCATTAAAGTCGGCTACTGGGTCAGCTTCTGGGTCATCTACCAACTCCCCATACAACTCAGGATCCATAAACTTCGAGTTTAGTTTAAACCAGATAGCAAACTCTCTGCCCATTGCTCTATAAACACGCAAGTTAATGGCACCTTTAGCTTCTTGCTGCTCTAAAAGCATAGATAATGCGGTAGTTGCAGGAGTATTTGGTCCTAACGCCGCACTCAAATCAGTAGTAGCTGAAAGCCTCTGAGCTTCTGCATTCATGTTCTGGTTAAGATTTAATAACGTGGGTGATGGTTCTTTAAAGTCAAAAGGTCTAACGCCTGTCTGTAATTGCTGTGCTGAAATATCAGTAGCAATCCAAGCACCGGGTTGAACCTTCATATTACCTAAACGCTTTCTAAATCCTTTGGCCAACCAGCCGCCTTGAAGATTAGCCAGTGTACCGGAGTCTAATAGCTGGTTAGTTGTAGTATTAATACCAGCGGCATACGATCCTAAAATATGGAAGTAGCCAACTTTAAGGAAGTTTCCGCTAGGATCTGTAATAAACCCATATTCAGTTATGCTATTGTCTCGCTTTATCTTAACAACTGTGAGGCTTTCAGAGTCATCAGATAATAAAATATCTTCGTTCTCATCAAATATAGGAGCGCCTTCTTGATTCTTTTGAATAAGAGAATCTGCTGTAGTCGCTAATCCATCATCATCCATTACGGTAATATCATCCAAGCCGTATTGAGCGCGTATCCTCATCACTGTTCCTGATGAAGCGTGCACCGTTACAACATAAGGCTCCTCGTAATCATCACCATCTAAATCGAGGAAAGTCTGCTGTTCATAGAACTCTGTAAACTTATCGTCGATAGCTTCTTCTCTGCCGCCTTCCTCGCTAACTTTAGCGCCTAGCTCTATCTCAACATCACGCCAAACGCCGGAAAGTATCTTTTCTTGGATCTGATTAGGCGTTAAAAATATTCTGTGAGTGAATCGAGGCGCACTTGATAGCGTCTTTGTAGACTGATTAATAGCAAAGTTAGGGTAGGTTATTACTTCCGACTCGTTATGACCTACTGAAGAGTTAAAGAATGTCTTTTTAAAAATACTACCTTGGCATGATAGGTCATAGAGTAATTTGTCCTGCTCTTCTACCCAGCTTTCATTCTGTACGGTTAGCTGCCAATTCATTACGGTCTGGATGCGCTCTATACGGTCAGCTTTAACGTCATCGGGGTCTTTACCAACAACAGTAGCCTTAACTAAATCGTCGCCTTTAAGGAGTTCTTGACTAGCTCTATCACCATACTTTAATCGGGCTTCCATCAAAATAGGCGTTTTGAAATTAGCAGCACCTTCCCAAGGTTCATCACGTGGACCTTTGGATGGTTTAATTAATTCCATGCCAGTCTCTACATCGTCGCGCCACTCGGCCATTGAGTCCCAATCAGCGCCGTAACCCTCTTTAACTCGACGACCAATGAACATAAGCTCTTGGTCGCCACCTTCGGTATTCTCAATATCTCCAACGATATTAGGATTAGTCATTAAGTCTAAGAGTTTTTTAATTGCCATGATTTATTTACTAAGCGCTTGGAATAATGGAACATTAAGAACTTTTTAATATTTTATCAGTATCCACCGGAGTTTACCTGCCTGAAATTGTCATCGAAGTATTCTTCCTCATGTTCGTGTAATCCTCTCGTATACCCACATGCGGCGTATTGCTCCGCGTCTGCTGGATGAGAATAAACATTCTTATCAGGTTTCAGATTGTACCTATTTTCTCCCGACATTTGAACCTTTTTATACTTATAGCCGCCCATCTTGCCCTTTCTGAGGTATTTACAGGACTTATTAAGGACATAGCCGGGGTATCCACCATCAACTAGCTTGGTAAGGAAATGCTTAACCGCATCAAGTCTTAGCGTTGGGTCATTGGTCGGCGCGCCTTCTGTCATGAACCCCATATTGAGCGGAACAATTAAATCACCGTCATCATTAGTCACATATTCATCATTCAAAATACCAATAGCGGACTTAGCCTCGCTCTCTCCTCTTGCTGTGCCCGATGGATCACCTAAAGAAAATTCTATGTCGTAGTCAGGGTAATGAGTCGCAAGGAATGGCTTAACAACATCTCTGGCAAACTGTCTAACTCCCATATCTTCAGAGAATAATTCAGCTAAAACTAACATCTGCCCTAGGCTAGTTATCTGGGTAATCACACACGATGGTGTTAAACCAAAGTCCCACCCTAAGCCAAGACCTATTCCGGGTATTGCTATGATACCAGTCTCAGGACAGTGTAATTTATCGTTGTATTCAGGATATACAGGCTTACCAGTTTTCAAATGGCCATAATTACCAAGCACCATCACATTAACGTGGTCTTCATCATTACCAGCAATCATATCTAAGTAGTACTGATAGCCACCGGGTAGATGGTCTACGTTCTCAGCCTCTGGGTTTGGCTCGTAAGTACCATTAGGCTGCTTAATCAAAGGGCTAGGACCGCGAAAGAAATCAAATATTCTTTTAGTCTCACTCATAGCAAAGTCTTTCTGCTCAGGTCTTGTCGCCTTTAAACAATTCTCTTCTGCTAGCTGATACCACCAGTGATCATCATCTGGAGGGTTAGTATCCATCAATAAGGCTTTGCGCTTACAAGGTTGATATTTACCATTCTCATCACGAGGGGCCTTGTAATCCCCATCATCTTGATAGCCGTCAATTACACTAGGGTAGCGGCCTATTCTCTCTCTGGCACCCTTCACTACTGCATAAGATATTTCTCTAGCCTCGTTAATGAATGCGCCGGTAATCTCTAAAGAAAGTAATTTTCTTACATCATCATCACGATCTAGCGCTAGGAAATACACCTCAAACTCTAATCGTGTACCGTCTGATAGTGGCTGGTCACACTTAGCCATGATCATAGGATGCATAGTAATTGAGCATACTGATTCGGGCAGCCATTGCTTCCAAGTGTTTAGGGTAGTTGATCTTAGCTCTAGCGTAGTGTTTCTAATGATAGCCCAGCGAGTTTTTCTTATGCCTTGAGAGTTAGGCCATTGATCTTGAGCAAGTCTTATTAGCTCTTGTATGCAAGTAACGCTTTTTCCATTACCTACAGGCCCCATAAAGCCACGTACTACCTTGTCGCTAGCATGGAATCTTTGTGCTGTTGGTTCTGCGTTATAGGTTATTGTTGGCATTTAAGTCCAAGTTGGTGAGGTGTCGCCATCTTTAAATATTGCAACGTATCTAGGTATTTCGCACCCTTCAGAGTGATAGGCTTTTTCCAGCTCATCTAATAAATTATTAGCCTCATCAATCACTTCTTGTTCTAGCTTAACTAAGCCCGCTAATTTCATCAGTCTTATGCCGTCCGGTCTCGTTAGGTTTGATGCTTTAACGAGGAAATCTTCTAGATGTGATTCGAGATCACTCCTTTTCTCAGCCCACGCTCTGTCCCAAATATAACCAACAGGAATCCTTCTCTTTTTCATATATCACCTAATGCAACGTTAATATATTACCAGTTGAGACCTTGCACCATCTGACCTTCCAGCCTTCTGAAGCGCTTAAGTATAATTCTCCAGTGGGTATAGGGTCTCTCTTACCTACCCTTGGGAATATACTCCCATGTAAATATAAATATGCTCCGCCTTGGCTGCTAGCATCGCCAGTTTCATACTTACTAACACCTAGACCGTCCATAGCTTCCTTAATTGTAGGTATCCATTGATCTGCATAGACTTCAGTCCACCAATCAGGGATAAATACTTTAACTGTGTTAGCCATTTTCTCCGCCATAATTATTATTAAACGTAATCCCTTCAGGCGTCTTCAGGTCCACGCTAGAGGCTTCTTTTAACCCTAGGTCTCTAGCTATTATCTGATGGTTAAAGATGCCAGCAGTGGCTCCTGAGAACTTGTTATCCCTTACTATTTTCTCGATTGCACTACAGACCCCAATAAAATCTGTTTTCTTTGTGTATGCGCGCCAAGTTTCATCACAGATACCCATATATATTTGTAGGCCATCTAGTGTGTAGGGCTTAGTGTGGCGTTGCTCTAATTGCTCTGGTCCGTCTTTGCCGAGGACAGCCTTAAAGCTTACGATAGGATTGTCATCTGTGTATTGGAAGTATGCACAAGCTTTGTCCCATATCTCCTCAGATTTTTTGTATTTAGGCGGTCTTCCTGAAAACTCTCTTAGCTTCCAGAGTTGATTACCTTTCTCAAAGGTATGTCCAGCCATTTCTATGACCTTATCTAGTTAGTTAATCTGCTTAGCTGTTTATTTTATCATGTTTTTATCAACTATTTCTAAGTTTTTTATTTTCATTCCTCAAGTTTTCTATAACTTGTTTGTAATCTGCAAGCTCTAGCTCAAATATCTCAATTTTTTTACTATAAGAAATCAATAAAGAGTTAATAATTTTGAGCGAATTCGCATTTATCCAAATTAATTTTCGCCCGCATCGGCATAACTCTTTCTCTGAGACATTAGAAGCATCGACTTCGCCGCATTTAGCGCAATTCCATTGTCCTGTCATTCTAATAACTCCTTATCTGTTAATTTTTCAGGCTCGTCATCGTTGTAATGTACATACATGTGTATTTCTTCTCTGAGCCGTGCCATATCACTCATTGACTTAACCGCATCAAATGAAATTTGTGACACATGACGCTTAATTATTTCACCAGCCTTAGACTCAAAATCACGCATTATTTCTTTAAAAATAGATTTTTCTATTTCACTTTTTACAACATCAGCTAATTGCGACTCAACTAGCTTTGCAAAATTATAATCTTTACTCATCATTCATTCCCCTTATCAGTCAAAAAACACCTTGCTTCCATAAAACTTGATACACTTGGCCTTAATTTCTGTTTCCCATGTGACCCATCCTGCACCATTATTAACAAGCACTCCTATCCAAATAGGCTTGATTGAGGTTGCCGGGTCTTCAAAGAATAGTTTATATACATTCTTCCTCGCTCTATATACCAACCCTTTATGTTTGTCATCCCACTCAAAGACCCAAGAAGGCAGGTTGTGTCGTTGTACTGTAACTGTTTCTCTATTCATAACTAATTCACCTTATCTGTAACGGCTGTCACTTCGTATTTAAAGGCTGTTCTATTATCTATTACAGTCCAGCCTTCGCTATACTTGTATATGATTGTTGCATCAAGTGTAGGCCAAGGAAGGTAACAAAACATAACTTCTGCAACCCCTTGCGCCTTTGCTGTAGCTGTCACGCCTAGTTCAAAATCTTTAATCGCGTATGTATTCACTAATTCACCTTATCTGTTAAGCCTGTATGCACATTAGAACAACTATTGCCGTTGTATGCTTGCAGATGGTTCAAAACTATTTCACTATAATCAGGGTCGACATCGAACCAATTTTGAGATACAGCCACTCTAATCGTTTTTCGACCTGTCTCCCCATCAAACCCCCTTGTTACAGCATCCACATTAAGTGCGTTTATATATTTGTTTTTGTCTATTTGTATTAACCACATCACTCACCTCCGCTGTTTTATTTTTTGTACTGCACGCCTTGAGTTTGGGCTGCATTCCATTTGCTGATAAGCTTCCCATCTTTCCAAACTTCAAACCAAGGAACTGGGGCCATTTGCCCATTCTCCATACTCACAATAATCGAGTCGCAATTCTTGCCTACTCTTATAAATTCTTCGCTGTTCAAATTGACAACTTCTAAATTATCACCTTGTTCAAAAATCATGATTCACCCTTTTTGTTTTGTTTGGTACTGACATTAAGAGCAGTATCAAGAGCAGTATCAAGAACATCACGAGCAGCATCAAGAACAGCACCAAGAGCATCACGAGCGACACGAGCTTCACGATCAGCATGAAGAACACGAACATTAAGAGCGCCGCGAGCATCATTAAGAGCGCGAACATCACGAGCAGTATCAAGAGCAGTATGAAAAGAATCACTAGCAGCACGAACATCACTCATAATTTTATTGATGTCTATTTCCATAATCATTCACCTCTGCTTTTTTGCTTTAACTGGTTAATCTTCATCTTTAAACGCTCAATCTTTTTCTTATCTCTTAGCATGGCTTGCTCGGTTAGTGCGTGCATGTATTGCCACTGTTCGACGGTTTGAGGCATCGCTTCACCTTTGACTAGTGATACTCCGCACGCTTCACACTTAACGATCATCTAAGCTCTGCCTCTGCGCTCCAGCCAATACTAAAAACGTGTTCACAGTGCTTGCATTCATAATCCTCGTTATCGTCACAAGCATTAGCCGGTAAATCATCACAATCTAAGTCGTTATTTTCTCCGCATTTCGGGCAATCTATGTACATCACTCTTCTCCCCTATTGGTGGTTAATTGGTGTCTACCACCCATTTTAATAAATCTTTCTGTGACAGCCTTAGACATGGTTTCAGAAAAACTAAATCCGCTTTCTTTTATAAATTTAGAGATTCTATTAATCAGCTCTATTTCTCTTTGATCTGACTCTTTCAACTTTTCAGTTAGTAGCGCGTTCTCTGCTGTTAATTTATCCATAGCTAATTCATCTTTTTTCATAATTGGATTTACATAATCCATTTTCACCCAATGGACATTTTTTTCGTCGGTCTTGTAGTTGTCCGAGTATTCACTCATACTCACCTCTGCTGTTTAAATCATCGGTTATATCTAAAATAACCAGACTTTCTAACGATTTAGGTAAAAGCTTTAACTTGCTTCCACCCCTCCTAGGACTATAAAGAACATCATTAACGACTAGAAAACCATCGCTAATCATTTTTGAAACGTGCTGTGCTTTGAATCCTTGAAATTCTGCAAAACTTTTTTGGTTTTTGTAATTTTGCTGTATATAGCGCTTTAAAGAAAATTTCTCTTGATTTAGAATTTCTTGCATTTTTAAATGACCCGCGATTAATAATATAACACAATATAACACCTTAAATGTTACTTGTAAACTTTTTTATATTATTTCTTGTTTTTTATTTCGCGATAAAGCTTATAGATAAGCATTAGATGATAAACGGCAGCGGGG